GGCGGCGGCGGCGGAGGGCAGGAGCGTATTATACGGTCGATGAAGCAATTCGCGACCACGACCTCGACCTCGACCTCGACCCCAATATGGATTCATACAACCATTTCAAATGATGCGCTTGATGAGACACGCCGGATGTTTGAATACGTATGGGCGAACAAATATATTCTCAACGGTATTGTCTTTGATGTATCGAATTTCAGCAATCCAATAATATTACCGTCTATCTATAGTTATAAAATTGCGGTGGATTATGTATTTCGCAATATGATTCATCCATTTTATAAAGAATACAATATTTTCACACCGGCGATTATGATGGATGCGCGCGACCTTGTTACAAGTCCACACCACCTTTTTGAACTTCACGAACACGCGATGAGTCAGTGTAAGTATTTATGGGGAAAATCGGCATTTCGACCAAAGGTTCATTTACAGGTGGACCGGTTGTTTGATAGCAATCTAACAAATGAAGAGAACACCTTTCGAACGTAATATTATTATAGAGAGCTATATTATAGTTAAAATGCCCGAAGAACAATCATTGTCACAAGAGCCATTATCCGGAGGTGCTCGTCGTAAAATCCGGCTCGGTAACGAGCATATGAACCTTCAACCAGCTGCTCCCATTAGCGGTCAAAAAATAAAAAGAGTTAAACCGTTTAAGATTCGTGATAAAACGAAATATTTAGCGCGTTTACATTCATCACCTTGCCGTTCAAAGACGCAGAAAAAATGCAATAGTCGGAAACTGCGTGATAACTGCAAGTATGCTCGTGGAACCAAGCGTTCATTTTGCCGCAGGCGAACGAATAAGAAGTATTGAATACTCATTACAGAATAATATTATTGTATAGTAAGTAACATTATTACAATACAATAAAATGTATTTGCGTTCAAATCCACTTGCTGAACACAATTCAGGTATCGCTTTACCTAGTAAGGACGTCCTTCAAACTGTGGGTGCGACCGGAAATATGTATCAAGGTCAGGCCGGGCGCGCATTTGTTCAAGGCGGTGGCGGGATGAGTCAATATCATTCGTTTGACGGTGGAAATGTGAATAGTTCCTATGCGCGCGGGTCATATGCACCTGTAACGGTGGGATACAACTCGGTGACACAGTCTGGGGGGCGTGGTAGTAAGAGGCGTAAGAGTGGTGGTAGTGGTGGTGGTCGCAGTCGCCGGTGTAAGAAGTGTAGATGTGACATTGTCACTGGTGTGGGCGGTAAGTCGAGGTATAGGTCTAAGTCACGGTCCAGGACATTAAAGAAAAAAGTGAAACGGTGTCGTTGCCATCGCCACGCACGTGGTCGTCAATATGGCGGTAGCTTTGGTAATGCTGCGTATTCTGTTGCAGGTGCGGGAACTGAAGTTGGACCTTCTACGACTTATTTAGCCAATCCGGCTCCGATTACGGCATACAATAGTTGTTCTGCGTCGCCTTCATAAAGCGACGTCGTCTCCATCACTTCGCCAACGTAACGTTAGCCAACGTAACGTTGGCTAACGTAACGTTGGCTACGTTATTCCGGATCCGCGTTTCGCGTCACTCCACAACCTAGTCTATTCGGTTAATTCAAATAAGCATGTCCCATTCATCTTCGGAATCGTCGACTTCATTTTAGATTTAGCGCTTACTTCCGTCGTCACTGAGAGATTTCCCGTCTCTTCGTCGATTTCTATTATATCTGCGTCGGCAAGTGACGCCGCGGACGCCGCCTCCTTCGCTTTCGCCGGCTCATATTTCACCGTCCACTTATTCTTATAATACCCCTCCGTATCCGTCATTATAATACGGTATCTCTGTTTGATGTAGTAGGTCTGACGCTTCAACCACTGGCTGCGGAATACGTCTTGCGGGTCGATGATATCAATCACGAGAGGCGATGCGTGTTTTACGCGCAAGATGCGCCCCACCGACTGACACACATCTGTCTTCGGTGATGCCATAATAAGCGTTGTCAACGTCTTAATATCCAATCCTTCCGACGCCATCGCATATGTCGCAATGATGACCTTCTTGCTTTCACTCAATTTCAGTGCGGCCTCTTTCATTCCGCCCACATAATATCCCACCGACGCGATTTTCCGATGTTCTATCGCGTCGTGGAAATACTCTAGTAATGACCGATTATGCGCCAGTATCATCACTTGTTGGTCTGGGTTCGTCGCTAGCTCATTTTGTAGCACGTCCAGGACGAACTCACTCCGCCGATTGTAATTACACACTTTCGATATCATTGTGCTGAATTTAGGATTGCCGCGGTAGTCGTATTCGGTTTCATTGAATTCCGGGTCATCTACCTTATACTGTATCCCTTTCACAATCACCGCGTGTGATGTTGTGTCGTTCTTCTCTTTATGAACCACGTCTCCCAAGAAATGTTTGAATACCTTTGTCAGTCCATCTTTGCGCACCATTGTGCCCGATAACCCAAGTGTATATTTCGTAACTACCTTCATCATACAGCGACAGAATACTTCGGCTGACATATGATGGCATTCGTCGTAGACAGAGAGACCAAATGTGTCGAACATATCTCTCGGATACTCCTTCATTGAAAGTGACTGGAGCATTCCGATGACGATGTCTTTGTCGTCGATGTCCACGATTTGCCCCTGTATCATTCCGACACGCGCTGCGGGCAAGAATTGCTGGATTCTCTCAATCCATTGATTCAAAAGGAAACTTTTATGGACAATGACGAGGGTTTTCATCCTGAGTCGGGATATAATATTGAGCGCCATAACGGTCTTCCCTTTGCCTGGGTCGACATCAAGTAGCCCGCCGCCCCCCATTCCCGCATTTTCGGGTCGGGTGACTTGATGAATATATTTATCAACGATGATATTCTGGTATTCGCGCATCTCGCCGGAGAAGACGAGAGAATCCGATACGGGCACACCGGGCGGAATTCGCGTTTCTTCCGGAATGCCGTATATTTTTGTTCCATAAAACCGCGGAATATATATCTTTTTAGAACACTCGCGGTAAATTGGGAATTTAGGGGGTTGAACCGGTGCTTTAGGCACATATGCGCCAACCGTAAGCTCATCTCTCAACATTTTCAAGTCATCTGCGTCCATACATTCTTTAAGAAGCGTATATCCGCGAGGGCCGTAGTAGGACGACACCGCGGCGGAGGCGGAAGCGGTCATTGTCGGTCGTATAGATTCAGAAAGAACACGCCGAGAGATTTCAATTCTAGCCGTATTAGTTTTAGAATATTACCAAGTAATATTATATCATATAATAGTAATAACCCTTTATTCAAGTTCAATTTACAATGGATACCTTCCGAACACTTATGCGTCAAGAAAAGCAGCACGAAATGGTGATTTTCGTGCTCTTGATTTTGTATATTGTGTTTACCCCTTCTGTCCCTCCCGCATTGGCTGCCTATGCCGAAAGCATCACCGGCCAAATTATTGTCGTCGTTCTTGCCATCACACTGTTCTTAAGCACCAACCCCGTCGTCGGTATTTTAGGATTCTTGGCAGCATACGAATTCATTCGCAGGTCTAGTCGCGCAACGGGCGTATACGGCATTGAGACCTTTTCACCCACCGAGGAGAAGAAGCAGAAAGTGATGACTGCGATGAATCCTGAACCCAAGAAGACACTTGAAGAGGAACTTGTGGATAAACTTGTCGTGATTTCTCCCAATGATGAGAGAAGTGGCATTACCGATGGGTTCTCGTTTCAACCGGTGCTGGGTAAGTTATACGGCGCTGTAGAGCCGGATTATGACGGGGTGATATAATGAAATGAAATGAAATGAAATGAAATGAAATGAATTTCGTGTATAATACAATCATTATAAACGAAATTTCGTCACATAATGAACGAGTTACTATCTCGCACATGTTCTGCCGCCACCGCCACTCTGCCCCATCACAACCCCGGATGAACTGACGCGATTGCCAATCCGGTTGAAGATGAAACGGAACATATAAAAAAGAATCGCCGCAATAAGTAATCCGACCAACGTGCCAATAAGTGTGCGAAAAATGTCGTGTTGCATAATAGCATCCCAACTCAACCCAAATTTACTTAAATCCAAATCCGCCATTCCTCCAACTTCGCCGGTATTTGCCGCTTGCTGATATAAGACCGTGCCATCCTCTCCCGTCGGATTACACTTGATGTAAATATCGCCTGCACCCTTCGCATTATTCGCGCCGCGCTTATTATAATAATACATATTGCGCGGCATCACGTTTTCACTAATCGGCTCGGTTTTTGTGATGGCGGTGCTGCGAGATGAGTCAGTGAGACTTGCGAGAGAATCGCGAAATACGAGAATCGCGTCCTTTTTATGGTATACGATGTAATTGTATACACCAGTATGTTGTGGCAATAAATGCCTTCCAACATACGTGAAAAATCCCTCTTTCGGAATAAGGTTCCCTAAATTGAAGTTATTCACATCGGACACATACTTTCCTCCAGTGCTTGTGCGATTCGGGAGATTCTGGAGGATGGTATTCATTATATCGGAACTTTGTTTACCTGCGCCATTTCCTATGTTAATGGGAATTGATACAATCAGATTCCGCCCATCTGCGCTGGAGTGATACGCAAGGAGTTCAGCGTCAGCGAGTGCGTTGTCATAACGGTGGAGAGACGGCTGATAGATATGAATATGATCTACTTTGTAATCCACACCATTATAACGTGCTGGGTAAATTCCACCGCTTCCACTATCATAAGGGATACGTAAATGATTTCCTGCGTGGAATACATTACACGTGCTTGTGTTATACTGGTAGGAGAAGTTACAAGTAGATGAACACCCACGGTCTTCTTTTCGCATAATATCTGACGTTAGATTTACGGGTGCATCGCGATTTGCAGATTTTCCTCTAGATGACATATTATGAATTCTCTTATATTTATTATATATAATTTATGTATGAAATCGTATGAAACTAACACGAAACAGGATACGAAAAATACGAAAACAACAACATCAGAGTGTGCGAAAATGGAAAAAGGCGCGAAAATCAGCGCAGAGGAGGCAACGGCATACATTTAGACGAACTCGCGAAGACGAAGATAGAGTCGTAACGGGTTCTCGCACTACGTTATATCCGGCGAAACTAGGGAATGTATTGAATAAAACGCTGAAAAAGTATATTCCGGCTGATGTGTTGACCTACTTAAAAGAAAAGTATGACAATATGAGACGATTGCGAAGAAGACAACGGAGGAAGAATAAAATGATGATGGGTGGTGCTGATGCGACGCAGACGCCGACGTCAAACCCTGTCGTTGCATCAGACGCAAAACCAGCGGCGGAACCAGTGAAACCGACTGATTCTGCTTCAAAGACTTCGCCTGATTCGACCAAGCCCGCCGCCACCACTCCCCCCAGGACATCACCAAAGGGTTTGAATTTACCCGATATTCCCGGTGATATTCCCATTCGTAAAGTCGAATACGAACTTAAAGACGAAAAGGAAACATATCACTTATTGGAATTTTTAGTGAATAGCGGGCTTCCATATTACATACAAATTGATATGAAATCCGGTGATAAAAAATTCACAAAACGTGATAGTGATATTTTCGACCTTATTCGTATTTTATACGGTAAATTCGCCCCAATAAAAGAACTCGAAAGCGGTGGTAAAATTCCAGAAGAAAAACGCACGATGTATTTCACCGCACCCAATCAAGTCGGAATCGCTGATGGTGATACACTAGGAAATGAATACCCTGATAAAGTGTTTATTTTTACGAAAGAGAAGGGGCAAATTGACCGTGAATCCAAAGAATTGGAAGGTGGTGTTTACGACATTAAATTGAAAACAGGAAATGATACAGTAACACTGTCTAATGCCAATCGTTTGTATAAATTGAGCGAAAATGGTTCCCCTTCACTAATAGAAGAGGTTGAAACGATTCGGAGTTTTGGTAATGATATTCATCCAAGTGAATTTCGTATACAAGTTGTTCCTATGTCAGATGATGATTTCAAGAAGGCGGTTGAGGTTTCTTCAGGAGAAGGTGCTGGTTCTAAACCAGGTAAGAAGGTCGTTACTGATGATGCGAATAGTTACGTCGTGAATCTCTCGGTTGGATGTAAAATAACTTCTATTCAGACATTGCGTAAAACACTTGAAATGGTGCGTATAAGTCTTGAAAATGAAGATGATGATACGAAAACCACGGCGCTTGATGTGTTTAAAATGTTAAATGAAATGTTGGAAGACCCGGAGTTTATGAAAAATGAAGGATACGCCGAGTTTAAAAAAAAGGTCTTTGCCTATAAGTATAAGATTCCAGGCTCCGAGAGAAATTATGGGTTCACCCAACTCGGTGCGTTTTTTGAAGGCGCCGGCGACGATGTATCTCGTGCCTTGACAGATGAGTATATGAAGTTACTTGCGCTACTTGGCCAGGGACCTGCTGGTGAAAATGGTGCTTGTTTGGCATTTAATACGCCGGGTGTGCCTCTTCGGTTGAAGACGGTTGTTACACCACTGGCCAATGGTGAAACGTTCGAACAAACCACACTTGAAAATGAAACTGATATTACAGGTATTGCTAGATTTTTGAAAGAATTAGGGGATGCGTCATCCGCGAAGAAAGGCGCCGAGGGCGAAGACGAGGGCGAAGACGAGGGCGCGAAGGACGGCGCAGAAGAAGGCGCGAAGGACGGCGAAACCAGTGAGGCGACTGCTGGCACTCAGGCTGAAGAGGCCAAAGAAGGCGAGACACCCTCCACAAGTGAAGCGGAGGCTGATATCAAAGAAGTAGACGCATTAGATTCGAAAGGAAACAAATATAAGGCATACGTTATTAAACGGTTCACATTTCCGGATATTCAAAATCAAGAAATGATTCACGTTCATTTTATGGGTTGGAATGAAATATACGATGAATTTATTCCTGCGTCTGAGGAGTCCAAGCGAATATTTCCGAGAGATTCAGCAAGCCTCACCGGACAAAACAGCCGATTAGACGACACCATTGATAAGGTCAAGGCTATTTATACCAAAGAGGTTATGGCGAAGAAAGAAGAAAAAGCAAAGGAAAAGGCGCGCGAATTATTGGATACAGCTGCGCCACCATCGGCAAATGCGAATTCTACGGCCGCAGCAGCAGCAGCAGCAGCAACCGCGGCGGCAATGGCGGCAGCTGCAGTCGCGCAATCACTCGTAAAGAAAAAACCTTCCAATGAGTGACGATGACATTCTTAAAACGGCAAATAACGCAACGATGCGCTATCATACGCCGTAACACGAAACGCATCGTTATACCCTTCCACGTAGATTGTATCCCCCGTGCTAACATTATTACACCCATATTCATTGGTTCCACTCTTACCGTTAATAGTGACTGGGAGTTTAATCGCGTTATTCTTATCACTTAAACTATAAAACTGCCATTTATCGCGGTTTGTGAAAAGTGGACGGCCGATAAGGGGGAGGATGGTTTCTTGGCCGCTGCCGCTGCCGCCACCGCTACTACGTGTGAGAATACCAACTTGACGATAGGTTGTGTCTACTGAACGCGTAGGGACGTTAACGGGGACGCCGGCGCTGCCGGTGCTGCCACCGCCACTTCCGAATGCACTGTGCTGTCCATAATGAATCGTGGAAACGCCACCTCGGATATCATAGACTGGACGGGTTGCGCCTACCGAATTGTCGCGCAAAGGAGGAACATACGGATTCAGTAAAACATCTTGGTTACTGGATGGCCCGCCGATTCCGAAATCCAACGAATCAGCGAGAGGGTCAGATGATGCGATAAGCATAGGGGCGTGGTGACCGTGGCCGTGGTGGCCGTGGTGGCCGTGGTGGCCGAATACGCGTGAATGCATGTATATTCCAACTCCAATAATTAAGATGGCAATAATGACGAGTGTCATATTTTCAAAACATAAAACACCTGGTGGACAACGTTTGACCATTTAAAAATAATAATGCTAAACGCGAGAGGATTAGTATTATTATATATCGTTATTTATTTCTTGGCAGCAGGTGTCGCAAACCCCTTCAGCATTTCAGTGATGCCACCAATACCGCCATTACCAGTAATTTGCTTCATAAACCCTTCGGCGGACTTCAGAAGAGGACCCATATCTTTCATATTATTCATCAATTCTTTTTGCTGATTCATTAATGATTTGGTTTGGTCGGTCAATCCGCGAACACCTTCTTCGCCAATGATAGTCTCAATATTGTCGTATGCTTCTTCTAATGTAGACGCATAATCGATTCGATTGGCAGCCTTACCTTTTGCGTCACCTTTGCCACTGCCACTGCCACTGCCACTGCCACTGCCACTGCCACTGCCACTGCCACCGTCGTCGTCGTCGTCGTCATCCTCGTTGTATTTCGCCGGATTCAGTTTCGTCATTCCCTGTTTCTCCTTCTTCGCGGGGGGCTTTTCGGTTTTCACTGCGGGTTTATCCACATTTATCGAAGTAATCTTTTCTTTGACGTCTTTCTTACCGCTATTGCTTTTTTCATTTTTCTCCGCGTCGTCCACATCGGAAGCGTCATTATCTGCTGATGCGTCGTCGGCACCTTCTTTCGTCTTCATTCCTTCCATAACACCCTGCGAATCCAGCATTTCCAGTAAGAACACAGAAACAACCGCGGTGAGAAGAACGACAATCATATTTTTACTAAAGTTCGCCATAACGAGACCAATTAACGCCATTAACACAACAGCATTGATGTTTCGGTTCGCGATATATCGTAATATACTCAATAATACGAGTAACAAACTTCCGTATAATACAAACTTATTTTGAAAAAATGGCGAGGTAAATACACGTGACAAATACGCGGCCATTGCTATTTTTCGTTATTGATAATATATATTTCATAATATAATATTTTACAAAATTGAAAGAAGAGAAAGAATAATTATTACATTCAGATAATACTTGCGCGCGTGGATATGACATTATATAATATCGCACTATGTCAACGGTTTAATGAACGAATCCACGGGTTTGATACAGAAACAAGCACTCCCGAATTAAAAGGTCATTATCTGTGTTTGTTTCCATTTGATATATTTGACCCCGAGGAGTTTTCCGCAGCAAAATCATTAGGTGAACATTATTGTGCTACAATTGAGATTATTCATCCGCATTTTCTAGAGCCGGGTGATGAAGTGGTTGCGATTTATAAGACTATTTGGTTACGTATCTTTCAGCGTCGGTGCCGTAAGTGGGTATTGAATCGTAGATATTCGCGGTCGTCACGTTTGTTTTACGATTTGATACGACGGGAATATGATTGTTGCTAAAGTGCTCGTCATCGCCGCTTTCGCCTTCGCCGCTTTCGTCATCGCTGCTTTCGTCATCGCTGCTTTCGCCTTCGCTGCTTTCGTCATCGCTGCTTTCGCCTTCGCTGCTTTCGTCATCGCTGCTTTCGTCATCGTCGTTATATGTTTCAGGTTCAACATAATTAAATATACTCATAGAATCGTCGCCGTCGCCGTCGCCGTCGCCGTCGCCGTCGCCGTCGCTGTCAACGACGTCGTCTAACGACTTTATCTTCCCTAGTTTGTCAATCGTAATTCCAACCACTGTGTCAACATTCATTAAGTATTCCAGGTTTTGTCGCATCCGTTTTAAAAGACGTCCAATATGTTCCATATCTTTTTTCATCTCAATTACTTTATTGTTACGATGTCCTTGTGTTCTTTCTTCACGAATAACTTGATACAAATGACGATAAATGTTATCTAAAGACTGGATTTGCACCCGTTGTTCGTCCACCATAGTATCAAATATACTCTTTGCCTTTTCATATACAGAACGTAAATGTTCATTATATTGCATATTATGACGTAATCGAACCATATTTTCAATGATTTGACGTTCTCCGTCACGCTGGTCTTGGCGAAATGCTCGTGTGGTTTTGTCTCTCAATGCTAAAAACCCGCGGTCATCTCCAAACGGGTCAACTGAATTTTCTTGATATGTATTCATCATCGTCTATGTGTATGTATGTATGTATCTTATACAATAATCACGATTATTATATCATTAGAATAAAAGTGGCGCATAACTACCGCACGGTGCCCACATTACGACTTTGGTAGTTTCTTCCACCAACTACACGGTTGATGCCAGAATTCGGTATAATATATTTCACCATCACATAAAAACGCCGCACTATAACTATATGAACTCGCAGATGTAATGAGAATATCCGCCAATGTCATACCTAGATAGGTATCTTCATTGTTTTCATTTAAATGGAGCATCACATCGCGTCCGATGACCGAGTGTTTTGTAAAATCTGTGAATCTCTCATCGCTTCCTTGTGAGTAAATATGAAATTGAATGCGCTGACTTCTGTTATCGTCTTGGATTTTCAGCATACTACGGATATAATAAGCATTATCATATTCTTCACCACTATTGGGTCGCGTATCATCACAATTGGGGCGACGAATGTGGACCGCGAGATGATGGGTATATTTGTCGCCGTCGCCGTCGCCGTCGCCGTCGCCGTCGTGTCGAATACGATATACGCGCCTGCGCTCACGCACTCGGTCTTTATTCTGCCAGTAATATTTTTTGATTCGCGCCATACTCTGACTTTTCATACACCTGTCCATATTTTTCTCAACGTAATTGAATATGTCGTAAAAGTCGGGCGTCAGTATCTGAATTACGTCATCGCGGCGACCGGCGTGCTCGTGTTCCGCATTCTTACGTATAACATCTGTATAATTTAAGTAGTGAGGCTTCATATTCATAAGTTCCTCCATTTTTTCAATGAAGTGCGGGTCGTTGGTATAGTTATGCGCGATTTTGTCGGGAGTTCTGTAAATAAATGTCGCGTTTTCGCAATCTTCTGCGTAGATACACGCCCAAATGAATCTCTGAAATTGTGCGCCAAAACCATCGGTGAATTGAATGGTCGAGTAGTATTGCTTCTTCGCAGGAACCACGGTGGGAACGAGAGGCGCGGTGATAGCGGTGGCGGTAGCGGTAGCCGCAGGCGAAACGAACTGACTTTCATTATTGAGTTCATACGCATTTGGCTGTGTCCGGTCATTTCTCTCGGAAGTCAACCGGCCAATATGCCTGTTCGTGATTTGATTGTAAAACCCTGACAAGAATCCGAGGTTCGTCCATCGGTTCGCGTAATCCATTTCAAAGAATTGGTTGGGTGTGTCATAATCCCCTACCGCCAGAATTGCGGCAACATCAATGAGAGATGGCCGAAAACTGTAATGCGGCCAATAATGGCAATTTCCGTATCCAAAATCGCCGCCTCCACCGCCGCCGCCAGCGTCATTGCTCGTCTTATGCTGATGAAGCGCCATCTCGTATTTCATTCTACGAATCAGTTTATGTCC